TTATATAGCTTTTTTTAGTTGCTTTTTTTGCTGGCATTCTTCCTCCCACTTCATTACATCAGTAGCGAGGTATCTTTTCATTGTCCCGCCTTCAGAACTTAATGCTGGGGCTGGGAATGGAATCCCCCAAGGTGTGTTAATTTCCCACCGATTAAGTGTGCGTTTAGTAATATGAAACATCTCACACACATTGTTAGATGTCAGATATTTATCCACATTAGCCCTCCTTACTTTCCGCTTTAACTTCTAACTGGATGCCTTCATATGTGCCATCACCCCCACAATTCAGACAGTGTGTATATATGCCTAAACCATCCCCATCAGGACTAAAGTTTTCAAGTAATGAAACATCTATAAATTCAGTACCGCCAATTGGCTTCGTATGAATATGAGGGGCAAGGCCGTAATAGGGGAAAATGCATTCACCGTTCCCGTCATCACAAAAATTACATGTTTTAACTTTTAATCCACTCATCCTTTAGTTCCTCAACTCATTACGTTCTTTCTTCAATTGACGCAAAAGGTTGTGAAGAGTAACGGTTACAGCTTTATCTAGACTTTTGGTTGAATGAAACTCTGCTAGTTGAGACAGTGCTAAACCAAAAATGTGATATGCAAAAACTTTTGCAGCTTCCGGATTGTTTTTGAGAAGCTCCTCAGTACTTGGACAAATGATTTCTTCAAAAATATGAAGAGCCACCTGATCCGGAGTACCTTCAATACGGCTAGGGTTCAAATTAACTTCACCAATAACTTTGCTCATTGTTCAGCTCCCGATACGTTTGGCACACTATGAAAATGCATCCAATGTGAAGGTGGATCATTTTGATAGTTTGCCCATACGCTATTTAAATCCTCATCAATAGTCATATAGTCTTGTTCTGGGGTGACATCAGGAGCATCTGCCCAACAAATAAGTACCATTATGTCAGTAGGTGGCAATTCATCAGTCACGCTAATCCACGTTGGAACTTTGGATTTCATGAAATCTACGGCTTTCTTCCACATTGGAGCTAAGAAGTTCAATTGAAAACCTAGTTCAAAATTATAAGCACGATGCCCATGCTTCAAGCCTTTTTGGCGATCAAGATAAAGCACGAGTTTATAACTGCTTTGCTAATCAGTTGGAAAATTTGCTGAAAGGTGGTGCTTGATGTCATCAGTCAGCATTGCTGAATACCGCAAGTTATTTCCGATAAAGAAAAATAAAAAGCGGCGTTCAGCAAAGCAAGTTGCCAGACAACCAAGTGTGGGTGAAATGGTTCTGGCAACGCATTTAAGAGCATGCAAGATCGGTTTTGAACAGGAATATAAGTTCCATCCTGAACGCAAATGGAGAGCAGATTTTTTAATAAAGGGTACAAAGATTTTGATTGAGGTAGAAGGCGGGATCTGGAGCGGAGGCCGTCACACAAGAGGCAAGGGCTATTTAGGGGATATGGAGAAATACAACTCCGCAGCAATGATGGGTTTTACAGTTTTACGGTTCAGTACAGAGCAAGTGAAAGCAGGCGTGGCGATTAAACAAATTGAGCAATTGGTAGGTGAAAAATGAGTGCAGTTTTAAAAACCCAACAAATGGATTGGTCTAAATATACTATTGACGGTTGGTTAGAGCAGTTTGGCGCATGGTGTGAAACAGTTAGAATGAAAGGGGGTGATTTGCCAGATGGGCTTCATATCAATCAAATTTACTGGTTGATGCGTGAAGCTGGCAAAGAAGTACAAAAAAGTAAATCTTATATTCGATGTGAGATCAGTGATTATGAGGCGGATCAAATTCAAGCACTTTTACGAAGTCTATTAAATTCTGATAAAACAGATTTTACAACTAAGTTTGCATTAATTTGTTTAATTAAAAATAAGGTTGAAAATAAAGGATTGTTGAAGGTTGCTCAAGAAACAAACCAATCTAAAGCTCAGGTCGCAATTATGGTGAGTTGCGCTAGATTTTATTTATTAGGTCATGATAAAAGATTAAGACAAAATGGAGGTTCAAATGAAAACATACACTGTAAAACTATATGAAGGCGTTAGTCGGGAGAAAGTTAATGAAACTTTGAAATACTACCCTGATTATTTTGGTAAAATATCAATAATTACAAATGTAATTAATAATAAATTGCAATTAACACTAAAAGCATTTGAAGGAATCGACGTTATAACTGCCAATGATCTAATGATTAAAATCGTTGAACGTTTAAAAGCTTCTCAATTAGTAGAAAAGCATAATTTAGACTTGTTGACTGTCTAGACGCTTTATGGCATATTTTTGATATAGTGGACAAAGTTATAAGCGTTGCACCAATTTGTTTTAAAAGCTCACTTAATCGTGGGCTTTTAATTAGGATTTGAAAAAACATGAAATTTATCGTATATTAAACTTACTATATGATGTCTATTTCCATTATAGTGTTTTTCAGTTGAAAAGCTTAGTCCGTACTTTCCCCAAGGTACGGATTTTTTTTATTTTTTGCTATATAGTCCAGGCTGGTAAAAATGAATATCTGTGTTGGTGGTGAATTAGATGGGCAAGTGATCGAAAAAGAAGGCAGATTACTTAAGGCTTCTGACATTGATCCATCATTCAAAACTGAGTACTACAAGCAAGTTTTTAACCGTGACAACATTAATTATCATTTTTGGCTACCAATAGGGTCCAACTTGCATGAAATGTCAAAGCGAGTTTTGGATATTTTGAGAGCATCAAAAAATTAAGCTTAAAGTATATTGTAAATACATCTTCTAACTTGTATGATATGTCACAAATACTGCGCTGAAAGTTTTTTGTTTTTTGACCCGTTTCTTTTTAGAAGCGGGTTTTTTAATTTTTCTTTATGTATTTAAATTAGATGAAAGTATATGTTGCTTTTATTAGGTAGCTTATTGTTTACTTCGCATTAAAATTATTCTTTCTAAGAAGTTAATAAAATGAAAAATTATTTAATAGGGTTAGTTATTACTTTGGGTATTAGTGGATGTGTATCTATACCGTCCATAGACTTTTCGCAGCAAAAAGTTGAAAGGTTTAATCCAGTTAAAAATTGGATTAGTGTTGATACCGCTCCAGTCAAGGATATGCCAAATGGCAAAGAAATCTTTAAATTGAAAGGGGGAAGTGAAGTTTATGTATTCTGGTACCAAGATGAATGGGCGTTATTAAATCCAAATATGGATAGACAACAATGGATTGATACTAAATATTTGTGCAGTTTTGCTGGTTGTTATACTCCACCAGTCACCTATAGATATTCAAAAGGGAGTTTTGATAACAGGCAGCCTGTTTACTCAACTCCTCAAAGAGAATCAAAAGGCTATAATAATACTAGAACTAGAAGTTCTGCTACTACACGGACTCCAAGAAGTTATAGTAAAACGACTAATAACTCTTGTTACTGCACATCTGGAACTTATTGTGTTGGGCCTAGAGGTGGACATTACTGCCTTAATAGCACAGGTTCAAAAAGATATCTTCCACGATAAACTGTATAAGCTTTAAGAAGCTCTGCTAAATATCGATTATTGGCGGGGCTATTTAATTGTTAAGTATTTCTGTAAGATCTGAGTGTTGCTTTAAACAACAATAAACCTTAATGATCAGCGCAAAAGTCATAAGGGGAAAGCCTACTTGAAAGAGTAGGCTTTTTTTATGAGAAATCATTCAAGTTCAAGTTGATTGTCATCCTTAGTAACTTTTATTTTTAATTTTTTGTATTTGCGTTTGTTTGGATCTAAAGCGGAGTTTGATACTTCATCGGCAAATTTAGGATTCTGCATTAATTTGTAATAGGTTTTATACCCAATACGAATTCTAGTTGGTGGGCAGTCAGTTCTTTTTGAGTAATATTCAATCTGCGAATTTAATTCGTCTAAAAGTGTTTGGTGTTCCATTGTGTTATTGATTTTGGCAGTTAGGTAAACTAAGGATACTGTAATTTACAAAATCAAGCAGAAGTAATTGATACACATTGTGTTTATTGGTTGTAATGGTTAGTGCATTAATAAGATTAAATGTGACTTATTTAACAAAAAAAAGTGTTGAGTGAAATTTAATCAAAATGTCACATGGCTGGTTTAAATTATATTTATAAAAATAAAAATGATAGAAGATTGCAACGGACAATAACTATGCAAGCATGATTCTCAAACGATTGAATTAAGCTGACTCTAACAAGTTGGCTTTTTTTTAGCTATCGATTTTTAAATGTGCTAGCCGGGAAATACGGCAAAGCCTCACTATTGATTAGTGGGGGCTTTTTCTTTTTGTGTTAAGCTGATCTCCATAATTTTATGGATTAGTACAATGTTTATTTGCGTTGATGGTGAGCTCAATGGGCAAGTGATAGAAAAAAGGGGTGTTAAGAACAAAGATGTGTATAAATATTAGTAAATTATAAAATTATTAAATAAATTCAAATATTTAAATTAAAAATAAGTGATAAAACTTTAACAATATTTACGTACGTGATGAATTTAGTAACTCAAATAAACATTATTTTAGACGGATAATTATAAAAAACGGAGTACAAATGTCATGAATAAGAATGTAGAGCTAATAAATTACATTGATGTAGCTGAGACAGTTTACGAACGGGTATATGAAAATAATAAAATTTCAAATAATTTGATTGTTAATCTAAATCGCATTATGGCTGAGATAAAGAATCAAGCTGCAGAAAAAAGACTCAAATTGAAGTACAGCTCAATAGACTTTGAACATTGTTTAAGTTTGCCTTTAGCTGATCGCAAAATAAAAGTAGATTTAAGCCTTATACCTCATTTTGAAGATCGTGAAGAAAGTATTTTGTGGTTAACTAACTTTATTGGAAAAATTTGTGTGCCCAGAAAGATGCAAAGACAGAAAAAAAATCTTCATTAAGTACCTGTGAATTTTAGATGAACCGCCCTTAAAGCGGTTTTTTATTGCTAGTAGAATATTTAAGGTATCTTTTCTAATAGGCACATACTATTGAAGTGTATTTTATTTATTTTTTAGATTGAAAAGATTGCTATTTAAGTAATTTAAATATAAAAATCTTTATTGATTGAGAGTAGTTGTTATACAGGATATTTATAAGGATTTTAAAATGACAATTATCACATTGCTCGATGTTAAGACGAAGAAGAAGGTGATAGTTCGGTCCGTAATAGACCCAATAGCAAGAATAGACAAAAAAGGGAATATACAAATTATTCAAATTCATAAATGGCTATATGATGAATCTGGAGATTTCGTTGATGAAGACTTATATGAGGCACTCAACAATGGAGAAGTTGGAATATACATAACTTTGCAGTATATGATCATTAATATTGAAAATTAATTATTTTTTATTTTTAGTCAGTTTGAGTTCTTACTCTCTAGAGCCTAATGGTTACTACACATAAGACCTTATTAAGTATTACCTATTGATGGGCACATATTCTTTATAACTCTTGATAAGTAAAAAAATTATGTAGGCTAAAAATAAAACTATTTAAAAAGAAATCTTTATCTATTTAAATATGAATATTTGATATTTTTAATTCAATCCCTATTGCTAGTGCTTAAATATTATGCCAATATGAAGTTGGAGATATTTCCGAATAGATATTTCCTATTTCAGGTCTAAGCGTTTTTTTTCGCTAAGCCCATTTCTGAATAAAAATAGGAAGTGGGCTTTTTTATTTTTAAATATTTCAGTATTATCAGTGTGTTGCTTTAAGTAACACTAAACCTTATTGATCAGCGCAAATATCAAAAAAAGGGGGAGCTTGCCTACTAGGCAAGCTTTTTAAATTGATAATTTAAACACAATAATCCATTTTAAAGCTCAATAGAAAAATCAAACTTCCCTAGCTTTTATTCGTACTAATTTATTGAATATAATCGTTTTTATAATTTTTAAAATTTCCTTAAACTAAAAATGGAAAATTTCTTGTTGCAACATTGTTATAATAGGATTACCTTAAGAAAAATACTTTATAAAAATGAGGAGCTGCTGAAATGCCACAGTATCTCATGTTTGCGGAAAATATTTATAACAAAATTAAAGATGAGGAATTGTTTTCACATGACTGTATTGAAAATATGAACTTACTTATGACATGTATACGCAGAGAAATTGAGGGAACAGAATTTAAATTAAAATATAATTTTATTGATTTTGTTGAATTGTTCAGTAGACCATTAGATGAATGTAAAGTAAAAATAGATGTGAGTTTGATTCCTCCTCATAATTCAGAAGGTGAGTATATTTTATGGTTAGCTGGATTAATCGAAAAAATTACAGAAGGTGGACCTAAACCACCTCCGCCTATAAAGAAGTTTATTCCAGAGTATATGAGCTTGAAATTTGAATTAGATTTTTTACCCTTAAATGAGGAAAAAATTCAAAACGAAGGTAAAGAAATTACGGATTACTTTAATTCAAAGCTTTATAAGGCAACTTTTAAGAAGTAATACTATATTGCCTGTGAGTTTAGCCACCGCCTTAGGGCGGTTTTTTTTGGGTGAGAATAATGGATTCTACAGAATACTTTTGGCTTACTCGGAAAAAAGAACCTAAAACTAAACCTAAAAGCCGGCCATTGCCTAAGGCGAAGCAAAAATATCTCGAGGCTGAGGCAACACTTAAGGAAGAGCTTGAGGATTTGGCGATTGGATTTGAAAGTAAGTTTCAGCCGATCCATACCAAACACTGGCGCTTTGATTTTCATATAGTGAAATTGCGTTTGCTCATTGAAATTGAGGGTGGTCCCTGGTCTGGTGGGCGTGGTGGAAAGCTGTCAAATAAAGCATGGAGTCTTGATCGATATGATCATGCTGAAGAGATGGGTTACAAAATAGAGCGCTTTCATCCAGATTCTATTTTGTCGGGATATGTCATCAACTGGATAAAAAGTGAATTAGCGAGAATTGAAGATGGAGCAAATAAGACCATTTCCACCGACTGATTTTATTGATCAAGCTGAAGAAGAGGAAGCAATTCGTTTAATACCTGCATCAGATTTAAAAAAATGGGTTATTGCAAATTACTTAACGATTGGCGGACCTCTTCACAACCCGGATCATGACCATATTGCAGAGCTACTTCACGACAATGAAGAATTTTTAGCATTTGCATGGGCTTCTTCTGCATATAAAAGCAAGCAAGCTATGGTATTAGGCCAGTGCGAGAAAGTAATGTTTAACGTCGGTGGTTGGCGTAAAGCAAGACAAGAGCAACAGATGCGCGACTGGTTTGGTTTTGTACCAACATATTTAATAACGGTCGATGCATCTTTCTGTGAGCGTGCAAACGATACAGAGTTCTGTTACTTGCTTGAACATGAGCTTTACCACATTGGAGTGATGAGAGACGAGGACGGCGAAATCATTTATAGCGATAGTACAGGGCTGCCTAAGCATTACTTAGCTGGTCATGATGTAGAAGAATTTGTTGGCGTGGTTAAACGGTGGGGGCCAAGTAAGAATGTTAAGCGACTTATTGAAGTCGCAAAAAATCCTCCGTTTGTTTCGAATCTTGATATTTCAAAATGCTGCGGAAACTGCGTAATCAACTGAGCCGAATGGCTCTTTTTTTTGCCTTCTTTGCTAGACGTAGCTAGACAAAGGTGGGGGTATGGCTGCACTTAAAGAACAGGTAAAAATATTTATTGTTCAAGCGCTTGCCTGCATGGATACCCCTCAACAGGTAGCTAATGCTGTCAAGCAAGAATTTAACATTGAGATTGATCGAAAACAGGTACAACTTTATGACCCGACAAAAGCGGCAGGAAAGAATTTAAGTAAGAAATATAAAGACCTTTTTCATAAAACCCGAGAGGACTTTAAAAAGAATGTTTATGACATCCCTTTAGCTAATAAAGCCTATCGGCTTAAAGAACTTCAGAAGATTTATGAAGACTGGAAGAACAACAGGCTTATGAAGCAAGGGGTTATTAAACAGGTTCGGGAAGAAATGCAGGGTTATGACCTGATGTTATTAAATCTTGAGTTAAAGCAACTTGAGATTGAAAAGTTAAGAGAGGGTGAAGGTGATGAAGATCCAACACCAGTCAAGGTAACTATTCAAGTTGTGGATGCGAGTAAAAAAGATGCCGAACATCAATCCGACACTGAATGTACCTCAGGCTAATTTTTTGCAGATGGAAAAGAAGTTCCGCGCATTTGTCGCTGGCTTTGGATCGGGAAAGACTTGGGTTGGATGCTCCAGTTTATGCAACAAAGCTTGGGAATTCCCTAAAGTACCTTTGGGTTATTTTGCTCCAACTTACCCGCAGATTCGCGACATTTTCTTTCCAACTATTGAAGAGGTTGCTTTCGATTGGGGGCTTAAAACTAAGGTTTATGAAACCAATAAAGAGGTGGATATCTATTATGGTCGGCAATATCGAACGACAATCATTTGCCGGTCTATGGAGAAACCAGCAACAATTGTAGGTTTTAAAATTGGCCACGCCTTGATTGATGAACTTGATGTTATGGCCAAGGTCAAAGCTCAACAGGCTTGGCGTAAGATCATCGCGCGTATGCGTTATAAGCAAGCTGGTTTGCTCAACGGTATTGATGTGGCCACTACACCTGAAGGTTTTAAGTTTACATACGAGCAATTTGTTAAAGAGGCAAATAAATCAGAGGCTAAGCGTAAGCTGTATGGAATGATTCAAGCTTCAACTTATGACAATGAGGCTAATCTTCCAGATGACTATATATCATCACTTTATGAGTCTTATCCGCCGCAGTTAATTTCAGCTTATCTAAGAGGGCAGTTTGTCAATTTAACCAGTGGTGCTGTTTACCCCGACTTTGATCGAGTTCTAAACCACACGGATGAAGAAATTAAGAAAGGTGAGCCTTTACTCATTGGTATGGATTTTAACGTGCTTAAAATGGCTGCTGTGGTTTATGTCATTCGAGAAGGGAAGCCAAGAGCTTTAGATGAACTGGTTGGCGTTAGAGATACTCCGACGATGTGTCAATTGATTAATGAGCGCTTTCCAGATCACGATATTACCGTGATTCCAGATGCTTCAGGTCAGGCAACATCTTCAAAGAACTTCAGTGAATCAGATCATGCAATCTTAAAGAAAAATGGATTCAAAGTTGAAGTGAATGGTGTGAATCCCGGAATTAAAGATCGTATTACTGCTGTTAATGCACAAATCCTAAATGCTGAGGGTGAACGACATTTAAAAGTGAATACAAACAAGTGCCCTAACTTTACGGCTACTTTAGAACAGCAAGTCTATGATGATTTTGGAATGCCTGATAAAAGTGCTGGTTTGGACCATGTGGGTGATGCTGGCGGTTATCCAATAGCTAAGCGGTTCCCAATCATTATTCAGAAAGTCTTTAAACAGCGCAAAATCGCTGGTTTTTCTCATTAAACAACGCACCTTTAATGGTGCTTTTTTATTGGTGTTTTTATGGCAGTTACTGATAAACATCCGCAGTATATTGCTGCACAAAAAAGCTGGTTGATTATGCGTGATGCCGTTGCCGGTGAAGAGCAGATCAAACAGGCACAAACAAAGTACTTGGCTAAATCGGCTGGCATGATTGAAGCTGAAAAGCAGGGAGATACAGCTGGAGAGATTTACAAAGCTTATTTAAGCCGTGCTCAGTATCCGTTATGGGTTCAAGATTCTCTCCGCACGATGATTGGTTTGGTTTCAAAGTTAGATCCAAATATTGTGATTGAAAGCACTTTGCTGCAAGGGCTTATCACGAATGCAACCAATGACGGATTTGGTCTTAAACAGCTCTTTATCCGAATTTGCTTAGAATTATTGGAATATGGTCGCTGTGGATTGCTGGTTGATGTCGATGCTAAAGGCGTGCCTTACTTCGCGCTTTACGATGCTTTATCCATTATTAACTGGAAAGAAAACAGTATAGGTGGCCGCAAAGATCTAAAACTATTAGTGCTTGAGGAGCAATTTGATAATAGTGAAGATGAATTTGGCCATAACACAAAGACAGTTCATCGTGTTTTATCTATGACAGACGGCGCTTTATCAGTTCGATTATTTGATGGTTCTACTGAAGAAGATAAAACACCTGATCTAGGCGGTAATCTGCTTTCTTTTACGCCATTCGTTTTTTGCGGTACCACTGACAATTCGCCAGATGTTGGAACGGTCCCGCTTTTGACAATGGCTAAAGCTGCTTTGAAGTATTACCAGCTTAGTGCGGACTATTTTCAGTCACTTCACCATACAGCGCACCCGCAACCATGGATTAACGGTATTGATGATGAAGATCCCGATCTTAGCGTTACAGGTGTAATGGCTGTCTGGAGCCTGCCCAAAGATTCGCAATGTGGTTATTTGGAAATTTCAGGTAATGGTATTGAACTCACAAAGCATGAAATGGATGCACAAAAAAACGCAGCTCTTGAAGCTGGAGCAAAGGTGATTGATACCAATTCACAAGAGTCAGGTGAAGCACGACGTGCGCGTCAGGATGACCAACAAGCAAGCCTACATAGCATTGTCACTTGTGCTGCTGCGGCTATTGAGCAGGCTATCAAATATGCTGCTCAATGGTTAAAGCTAGACCCATCTAAATACTCTTTTACGGTTGATCCTGAATTTATTGTTCAGCAATACGATATCAATCTTGCTAAGCAACTATATGAAGGCGCCATAGCTGGAAAGAATTCGTTCCAGACGTATTGGGAATATATCGCTACTGGTAAGCTGCCAGCTCATGATTTTCAGGAAGAGTTGAAGCGTGTTGAAAGTGAGCGCGATAGTATGCCGCTTTAGGAGTAATAAATGGCCTCAGAAGATAAATCACTGCTCGAGGTATTAACTCAACATCAAGCATATTTGTTCCGGGCATCGTCTCAATCAGTTAAGGAATTACTAACAATCTTTAATGATGAGTCAGCTTTAATGCTGGCAAAGCTTCGGGATTTGTTGGATGAGTTAAATGATTCTGAGAAAGCAGCTCTTGCAGCGGGTCTTTACACAACGGCCAACCTCAAGGAGATACGAGATTTAATATCCGGCTGGCATACAAGTCTAAATTCTTCATTGCCTGAAGCTTTTGCAGTTTCAGCAACTGCAATGGCTGTATATGAGGCTAATTACACAGCTAAGTTATACGGCGGCAAGATTAAGAAACCTAACGGTGAAAAGCTATATACAGCAGCTAAAAAAGTACCCTTAGTAGGTGGAGCATTAGTTGATGATCTTCTTTCCAATATTGCT